CATAATTTGTAGTGGTTGTTGATGCTCTAATTGTTCTTGGATTCGTTGCTCCTGAGTCCCAAGTAAATGTTCGACCATTGTGAATAGTTGCAACTAATACTTCTCCAAAATTATCAAGACTCCAGTTTCCTGGATCCAGAACCGTGGTTGTTGTAGCTCTAGCTGTGTTCCATGTTGAATCACCCCATAGACCTGCACCCCAACCAAAACCTTCTAATTGAAATACCGGACCTACAGATACATATGGATTAATTTCTGCTGATCCTTGTGTAGACATACCAGTGCCTCCTTCATTAGTTGGCATGGTAATATCAAATGTATTAGCGGTTACATTTAATACTTCAAATGTATTATTTTCAAATTGTATAGTTGTAAAATCAGTTTCACCTCCTCCAGGTAAAGATACTGATGTAAAAACTACATATCTTCCAGCAGTCAAACCATGAGAAGTTTTATTAACGGTTACTGTAGCAGAACCGGTTGTTGAATCAAAAGTAGCACCAGTAATTGCTGTATCTAAAGGTGTGATGTCATAAAAAGTATCTGAATAATATAAAAATAAACCTTGTGATGTTCCAATTGCTACATACTTTTCACCTGCTAAAGAAGTAAAAGAATGCTGGGCTCTTGCAACACCGGGTAAAGTTTGATTGACTAATGTAAGTTGTGACCAACCACCTATTTTTTCAGGGAGTCCATATCTGAATCTAACGTTGTCACCATCAACCCATTGTGATTCACCACCTGAGTCTGTGACCATTTTATTGAAACCTGGTTTAAAATTAAGTTTTTGTAGCATATCTTAGGCATTATAATACTATTTTACAAACGATGGTAGTCCTAACATTGGTCTGCCATCAAACTTGTTTTTATCAGCAAATGGGCCATTTACATGATTATAATGTAAAAACACTTGACCACAAATGTTTCCTTCAAATGGCTCTCGCCAGTGTTCTAGTTCGCATCCACTATATACTAACATATCACCTACATCAAGTAATACTTCTGTCCCTTTTGGAGCGTTGGGTTTAACAATATTTTTACGTTCATCAATAACATTATTAGCTCCTGTACCATCTATAAATATAGGCCATGGATCACCACCTAAGTTTAAAGTACAAGATATCTCACAACTTGGTCTATCTTTATGTCTATGTAAACAATCACCTTTTTTATATGCTCTTGCATAAGAGTATGTTGGAATTAAATCTAAATTAGTGTGTTGTTTCATAACTGGTAACATCTTCACTAATAATGTATCCATTACAAAATCACCATAACAAGAAAAGGTATTAGGTATCTGTTGATCAGACCAAGTTCCTAATATTGAAGATTGTGAATGTAAATTGTTTTTATACATAAATGCTGTTGCATCTCTTTTAAGTAAAAAGTAATTCAATATAAAATTAGATAATTCATAACTAGCTGCGTTTTTGATTACTTGATATTTCTGTTGTTGAAATGTCATAATGATATTTCTGTTCCATCTTTATGTTTTGTTTGATATTTACTGGTTGCATTCATTAAAGTATCTACTTCTTCATCAGGTACAATTTGTATTTCATATTCTTCTATTCCAAGTATACAACCTGCAATAAATCTTCTCATACCCATACATAGTCTATATTTACCATCTTTTTCTGTGCAAATCAAAGGATTGATAATTCCATTCTTTTCAATGTCTGCTTTTAGTTTTTTCCATTTTTCATTTCTAGTTTGAAGCATTCTTCCCTGTTCTGTTTGTAAATGCTTTTCTCTAAATACGATTTGATCTTTATGAACTTTCATTTTATACAATACCACGATGCAAAATTTTCTTTTGTAAATTCTAATTTTAAATTATTACTAATTGCAAACTTATCAACTTGTTCTACAGTTTTTGGCCAGCTTTCAACTGAATAATCGTGTCCTGCAAATATACCACCTTTTTTAACTTTAGGCCACCATTCATTTAAAGTACGACCATCATCTTGTCCTGTGTGTGCATAGCCATCTATGTATATAAAATCAAATATTTCATCTTTAAATAAATGTACTGCTTCTTCAAAAGGCATTTTTAAAATAACACTTCTTTCTCTATGTTGATTTAACATACTAGCTGCTCTTACATACTCTTGATAGGTATGATGATCATTCCATCTATCAATTGAAAATAAAACTTTTAATGATGATGTATTTAATATGTGATTTGAAAAATGACCTGTAGCAACACCAAGCTCTACACCATAACCATTTAATTGTTTATCTTTTAATAATTGTCCAAATTGTTTCCTGTCTTCAATCATACAAACATACCTTTCTGTAAGAAGTTAAATGATACCGATATTCTAATTTCATTAGATTCATTAGGATCTACACAATGCATTAACCAAGATGGAAACATAATTAGTCTTCCATCTTTTGCTTCATAATGAGTTTCTCTATATAATCTTGGTGGTAGTTGTCCTTCTTTTTGTTTTGGTCTTATCATAGAAGCTGAGGCTCTTGGATCATCTACTTTTAAATGTCCACAGTTCTTAGGTGCTTTTACATAATAGACACCAGACCATAATGAGTTTGGATGTTGATGAGCTCTATTCATTCCTCCAGGAGGATTTACATTTGCCCACATATTACCTAAGAAAGGCTCACTTGCTAAATGTTCTTGATCGTAAATAGTTCTTTGAGCTTCATATAACATATCTACTAAATTTTTATATTCTGGTCTTAGATGCATATCCGTTGTTGAATGCCAACCTTTTACATTAGTTCTAACCACACCTTTATCTTGATTCATCCAATTCATAATATCTTTTTCCAAATCTTTATTTAAAGTTGGATGTTTTATATCTGCAATATAAATGGGTGTTGGAAAATGAAGTTCTCTAAACATTATCTTAACGGAGTTCCTCCAAACCACATTACTAAAGATTTTCTATTACCTTTAATAACCGGTTTTACTCTATGTCTTACAAACGATGCAAAGAAAACTATTTGACCTTGTTTTAGTTTTGCAACTTTACCTTCTGACATCACTTCTAAATCACCACCTTCAAATTCCGATTCAGGAGATAATAAACAAGTCATAGATATTTTTCTAACTGGGGGTTCGTGTGCACAATTAATATCTGAATCTATATGCCAATCATAAAATCCACCTTCAGGATATTCTGTATATTGTGCAGGTTCGGTTAATGTCATTCCATCAAATCCAAAATGATTTCTATTTGTTTTCTGCATTAATTTTTCTATGTCTTTATACATATCCAACATTTTCTTAAATGGGATCCAACTAATATGTGAGGTTCTAGTTTTAGTATCAACCGTACCACCCGATCCACCTCCCACTTGTCCAGTTTGTTTTGGTTCAGCACGTCCTGCTTCAATAATCATCTTACATTGTTCGGGTGTAAATATTGGCCCCGTTGTTTCAACTACATACGATTTCCATTTTGGTTCCGTAATTATCATATCGCTCCTCTGTTTTTAATTGGATCAAACTGCACATCACAGTTTGCAGCTAATGTTCTTCTAGTTTCATTTGTTCCATTGAATGGATAAACACAGTGTCTCATATCATATGGAAATACATAAAAATCTCTTAACTCCATTGGTGGCTGATAATCTATTTTTGCAAATTGACCATTAGCTGCACCTAATATTTGGAGTCTTCCATTTTGTGGAACTGCATCATTTGAATATTCTACACCATATGTTGATGGTAATTTTAAAACCATTACAGATGATAAACCTGTAAACAATGTCCCTCGATGAATATGTGCAGGATTATACTCGTGCTGTTTCATTTCATTAACCCAAATAGAATTAAGATGGAGTTCATAATCTCTTATTTTATTGAATGATAAATAGTGTTTAAATATCTCTAAGAAATAATTTGTAACATCTCTTGGTAATATATTATGTCTTTTTACTTTTGATTCATCCTGGCCTTGATAAAACAAACTATGTTCGTTTTGTATTTTACCGACTAACTGTTTATTAGCAGGATGTAAATTATGAAAATTACTTTCATAAATATGATTGATTGAATGAAATATATCTAAAGGTACTTGATACTTTAATACAGATTGACCTAGAAATACAAAATCAAAATTCATTAGAATGTAACGTGCCCGTATGCATCTACTATACTTTTTGGTATCATAGACTTATAGGGATTGTCTTCCTTTCTCACCTCTGTTCGTATCATATGTAAATTATTTCCAAGTTCTTTATCGTCATAGCCTATATCATTTAATTGAAATTGTTTCAAGTTTGAAAACTGATGTGAATATAAAGGCTCGTCTAAAAACTGATATAAATTAGTAATAGTTTGTTGTGGGTTTTTAACTAAATCGTCATACTTAATAAAATGACATAACTCTTTATAATTAAATGCATTTTGTATCGCTATTAATTCTTTAGCAATAGATCCATCTTTATTCATTAAACTCCATAATTTTTCTTCTATATTTTTACCTAATTTATTTGGATATGCAGTGGGTTCATTCTCAAACCATTTAACAAAAGAAGCTAAGACATCTATTAAATCTCTAACTAATACAATCACTTTAAAACGATTGCCAAAATGTTTTTGCATTAAATTAAAATTACCAGGTGTAGTCACAGGCCCTCTATCTACAATAATTCTTTGAGGCCAGTCTTTATAATAATTATCAAATACCGTGTTTAATACATTGTCTAAAGATTTGTGATCTGGATAGTTTTTAAATACATCGGTTTCTTTTAATAGAAATAAGACTTTCATTATTTCTAATGTCATCGAATTAGCAGTTGCAGCTATGTCTGGATTTTGATTTAAGATTGATGCGAGTAATGTATTTCCAGATCTAGGTAGTGCTACAAGAAAAAATAATTTACGTTTTTGGTTTCCCATCTTGAGTTAGTTGCTCTTGCTCTTTATAACTACTTTCTAATTCACCTGATTTCTTAATTCTTTGAAGAGATTGTAACTGACCTAAAATGTTAAATTTTTCAGATTCCGATGAGTTTTCAGTTAATGTTTTAGCTTTCTCAAAGTATTGTAATCCATACGATTCTAATTGATGTTGGTTTACATCTTTATCATTAAAGGATCCATCATTAAATTCTGCTTTTAATTTAGACCACATTTTGATTTCTCGCATTCTATGTTTTGCAACTTTTTCCATAGAGGCTTTAGCAAATCTACATTCATCTAAATCTATTTCGTATTTAGTTC